TTACTTGTCGAATATAGAAATAGCATCATGTTTCTTTTGAGTATACAAATGGCTATATGTACCCATTGTTTCAGTTATTTGAGCATGACGCATTAGCGACTGCAGCACAAATATATCTACTCCATTATTTGCCAAGAAAGACGCATAAGAATGTCTTAAGGCATGTATGTTATAATTAGGGAAAGCTTTGTTGAATTTCTTATGAACATGGCTATAATGCTTAGGCGCTAACCCGCCAAAAATAAAATAATTCTGTTCATCAAAGTATTTGTTCATCTGCTTTTCACGTTGGTAGCGTTCAGATAACATGTCGTTGATGAATTTAGGTAAGGGAACTATATCTTCAGAGCTTTCCGTTTTTGGTCTGGGGTATATAGCCCGATTAGAGATGTCCATTGTTTTATTGATGGATATCTCTTTTTTGTATTTATTGTAATCCGTCCAAACTAAAGCCATTGCTTCGCCGACTCGCAATCCAGTATAAAACATTAAAGTGAAAAGTTCTCGATAATCTTGTTCTTTGATTTCTTGCACTCGTTCTTCAAATTCTTCCCTCATCATAAATTTTGGTTTCGGTTTAGATCTCGGAATTGGTTTTATTGAAATAGTGGGGTCGATTCGCAAACCAAAATATTTTTTAGCGTAATTGATAACAACTTTAAATCCTGACCAAACTGTACGTGCGCTGTTAACTGAATTGATATTATCCATAAGATACTTTCTGAACTCTTGGCATTGCTGTTGAGTGATTTTATTCATGCTGATATGACCAAATTTAGGTTGTATATGAAGTTTATATTCATTTTCTTTGCGTCTTTTAGTTTTAGGACGCAAGTCACTGTTATCTAAATAGTGGTAAAATGTATACTCAAACGTATTCGAATCGCTATAACCATCATTCATTTCTGTTAAAAAAGTAGCTTCTGCACCTTTAGCTTCGCGTTTAGTTTTAAAGCCACGTTTAAGTTTTCTTTTGTTATTTCCATAAATATCTTTATATCTTACGCTAAAGTACCATGTGCCATTTTTCGCGTCTTTGTACACGGACATTTTGCACTCCTCCTCAAAAAAGGTAAAAAATAATAAGGGTACGTGATGTACCCAAGCTTATTCATTTGTAGCATCGTAATAAACATCGCCGTTTTCGTCGATTTTTAAATTATCTTCTGACGGTGGTGGAATAGATGGGTCATATAACGATGGGTGTCCACCTATACCGTTTGTTGGTAATTGTTCGCTATTTGATTGATTTGAGTTATTAACGGGGATTTGTTGTTTAGTGATTTGTTGGCCACTTTCCTCTTGCTGATTTTGTTGAGTGTTTTCAGTGTTATTAATCTGCTGAGGATTACTATGTGCTAAACTTTCTGAAACAGAACTATCTACTACGTTTGATGATTGAAATTCCTCTGTATTATTACTGACTTCTTTTGATTTTTCATTTATCGCTAACTTTTCAACCTTTTCCCCGTTAAGTACTTTAATCATAGTATCTTTGTATTTATCAAACGTAGAATCGTCAATTTCTCCGTTCATCTGGAGTAAGTATTTACCATCTTCTGTTTTATAAGTGTGCGAATATAGTATCGCCGATTCTTTACCTAGCTTATCGTAGTATTCCTTTGTTTGATCTAAATCTTTTTCATCTTTAAATTCTAATAAGCGTCCGTTCTTATATTGGCCATCTTGTCCTTTTTCAACACCAAAAATAATACCTTTTTCAGCTTTCATAGGTGCAGCCCCATAATCTTCTCTCGTCATTTCTTTTTCGTTATTTACATTCAAACCTGCATCTTTAAACCCTTTAGTAAAATCTTTAATTTCAACTTTATTACCACAAGCCGATAAAACCACAAGACAAACTATTGCTAATATTAAGATTTTTTTCATTCTACAATTCCCCTTTATTCAATTTTTTTATATTTAAAAACACGTAACGGTTCAAAATGAATCATATAATCACCGTACAATGTACTAATACCAAATTTCTTTTTGTAATGCTCAATACTTTCTGTCACAAAACTTTTTGAAACCTCGAAAAAAATAGCCATTTCATGAAGGTTCTGAACGCCGTACTCAAAAGCGTCTATAATACCTTGCAAAGTAATGACAGATTCATAAGCTATACGTCGTGCCTTTAATTCTAACTTACGATTTACCATATTTGACTGATCTATAATGTTGCCATATGTAATTTTATAATGTGCAATTTCTTCCGCCAGCACTTCATGTTTGTGATATGTAGATAAGTTTTTGTCGATTAAAATAACATCGTTGTCTAAAAATCCCTTAAATTCTCCCGGTAATTCAAATTTATCTTCTACAGTTATATGATTAAACTGATGTAATAAATGTTCATATTTCCCCAATTAATTCACCCTTTATTTGTCGCGTGATTTTCTAACCATTTCCGCAAACTCTCTAATTTTAGCTAGTTCATCTTCAGTATAATCTCCATCGAGATGCGCAGCGAGCGTATCCTGCGTTGTTTGTTCTTCAGGTTTATTTTGATCTTGAGTTAATCTAGACATAGGAACATTAAAATACTCCGCTATTTCCTCGATTTTGCCTATTCTTGGGTATTTATTTTCTTTAATCCAATGTGTTACAGAGGCAGGAGAAATATTTAAGTCCATAGCTAATTGCTTTTGGTCTATACCTTTTTGATGTAACAAAGATAAAAGATTTTCCGAAAAAATTTTTCTAGCTGATTTTTTTGTCATTTTAACCCCTCTTTTCAAAGTTTAGTATTACTTTGTAATACTAATTTACCATAAGTTAAATAGTTTAACAATAAGTAATTTAACTTTTAGCAAATTTTTTTGTTTTAACGTCTTGACTTTTAACTTTAAGTAAATTAGACTTTGGTTATCGGAGGTGATGAAATGGCAAAATTATCAATCAAAGCCTTGCGTGTAAATAACGATAAGACTCAGCAAGATGTAGCTGATATTTTAGGTGTTAGTAAGCCTACTGTAATTAAGTGGGAAAAAGGCGAAGTCGAACCAAAAGGTTTAGTTATTTATGCTTTAGCAAAGCTTTACAACGTAGAATTAGAAGATATTGCAATACGGCAAAAAAATTTATAATCCAATTAACTTTAAGTAAAATCATGGAGGTAAATATGGGAGAATTACAAGTATTTAATTTCGACGAATTGCCAGTAAATACGATTACGATTGAAAACGAACCTTATGTCGTAGGTAATGAAGTGGCTAAGATTTTAGGCTATTCAAATTATCGGAATGCCATCAATAATCATGTAGAAGAAGAAGATAAGCTACGTACCCAAATTGAGTACGCAGGTCAATTAAGAAACGTAACCTTAATCAATGAATCTGGTTTATACAGTTTAATTTTCGACGCTTCTAAGCAAAGTAAAAACGAAAATATTAGAAAAACAGCAAAAAAATTCAAACGTTGGGTAACGTCAGAGGTTTTACCGACTTTAAGAAAAACTGGAACATACCAAGTACCGAGCAATCCAATGGACGCGCTCAAATTGATGTTCGAGGCTACGGAACAAACGAAAACTGAAGTTGAAAAAGTCAAAGCAGATGTTACGGATTTGAAAGAAAATCAACGCTTAGACGCTGGGGAATACGGATTTGTTACTAAAGCTATCAACCAACGTGTAGCACATATTAAACAACAATACGCATTATCAAGCAACAAAGAAGTGAACAGGGAACTTTTCAAAGACATCAATTCACAAGTTAAGAAGATGACTGGAATAAGCACAAGAACACAATTAAAGCAAAAACACTTTAATGATGTATTGGACATGATCAACAACTGGTACCCTCAACCATCAACAATGTACTTAATACGACAACAAGAAATGGAATTTGAGGAGCAGTAAAAATGACAATAACACTAATATTACTCAACATAGTCGCAATGATCACGTGTGTGACATTGCAGTACAAAAGACGATATTAGGAGGTTAAACATGAAACCGCAATATTTAAAAATCGAACACATCATGCGCATTGCTGGCGTATCAAAAAGCAAAGCCACATCTATTGTTAGAGAATTAAACAAAGAGTTAGAAAAAGAGGGTTACATCACTATATCTGGCAAAGTGCCGATTCAATTAGTACGAGAAAAAATGCCTTACTGGGATTTATCAGATGAAGTAGTGGAGGGATTACATGCGGGATAAATTAATGTCACTAATTATTGCTTTAATAACAAGTTTTGTACTTACAACACCTTTTGCGTTTGAAGCATACGTCACTACAACAGTATTTGTAGCAATAACGACTGTAATTACAACTTACTACGCTGCGAAATATGTAATCAACGCATTAAAAAAGACTGAATGCTAGCTGCAACTAGCAAACAGTCGGGGTCAAAAAGGAAATTTTATACGACCTCATTATATCAGATATGGAGGTAAACGTAAATGTTAAAAGAAAAACGAATGACTATCGAACAGATGTTAAGAATTCAACGTGAACTCGATAGATGTCGAGCCTATTCCGATAACGTATGCACAGTAGAAGGAATAAATTATGACAGTGGCACTAGAGGAATCGCATTTAATCACGTTGGTTTTAGATAACCAAATAAAATTAAATCAATTTACATTTATGACTGGGAAGAACCAGAGGTTATAGAGGAGAAAGTAAATAAGATCAAAGATGTCATCGCAGGGGAGGCTTTAATTGAATGAATAAAGTAGTCACTTACTTTTATAAACACAAAGATTTAGATATTTATGTAACGAACCGTCCAACAGACGCTAACCCTAACATTAAGTACTCAACAGATAAACGTGATGCACGTAAATTCGATGGAATGGAAAATGTGCTAATCGATACAGCAACGCATGATGTTTACAAGCACACTCACACTGAAACGGATGAGATTGAGAAGGTGGAACTATGAATAAATCAGAATCAGTAGTCGAAATCAACAAAGCTATGGTTGCTTTTCGAAAAGAAGTTAAACAGCCACTCAAAGATAAAAATAATCCTTTCTTCAAATCAAAATATGTACCTCTTGAGAACGTTGTAGAAGCTATTGACGAGGCTGCAACACCTCATGGATTGTCTTATACCCAGTGGGCATTAAACGACAGTGAGGGGCGTGTAGGAGTCGCTACAATGCTCATGCATGAAAGTGGCGAATACATCGAGTACGACCCCGTATTTATGAATGCAGAGAAGAATACGCCACAAGGTGCAGGGTCATTGATTAGCTATCTTAAACGTTACTCATTATCTGCAATATTCGGCATTACAAGTGATCAAGATGATGACGGTAATGCGGCAAGCGGAAAGCAAAGTAAATCAGAACCTAAAGCGAGTAGTAAGACTGTAGGTGCATTAAAGCAAGAAGTGCTTAACTTTGTAGAACTAATGAAGTCGCTAAATAAAGATGTAACACAACAACAAGCAGAAAAGACATTTGGCATTCAAAGCTACACTGCTATGACTGAACAACAAGCAGTAACCACAATCAATAAAATTCAAACTATGGCAAAAAAATACAAGGAGAATGAATAATGGCAAATTTAGTTATTTTAACAGGACGAATCACTAAGGATTTGGAACTTAAACCGGCAGGACAAACGCAAGTAACTAATTTCTCAATGGCAGTAGACAATCCGTTTAAAAAGGACGATGCATCGTTCTTTGACATCGTGGCATTTGGTAAGACAGCAGAACTGCTCAACAACTACTGTGGTAAAGGTAGCAAGATTTTAATCGAGGGCAACCTCAAACAAGACCGATTCCAAGATAAACAAGGTAACAACCGTTCTGCAGTGCGAGTAATCGCTAACCGTGTTGAATTTCTAGACAATAAGGGACAATCCAACAACGAACCTAAACAACAACAAGGACAAGCGCAAGATAATCCTTTTGATAACAGTGATGACCAGTTTTCAGATTTACCTTTCTAGGACGTGATTAAATGCCATTAATCAAAAGTTACATCACTCAAAACAATGGCATTACAACAGCGATTGTTGAGGGTGTAGAGCTTAACGACAAAGATTCGTTGTTATTAGATAACGGACTAGAAGTTGAAGTCGAAGTTATTCCAGTTGATCCATACACAATCACAGATAAACAACGACGAAAGATATTTGCCTTGTGCAACGACATAGAGCAACACACGGGGCAACCACGAGAATACATGCGTTCAATGTTTATGGATTACGTGGCGTTTGTTGAGGGGTACGACAGTTTATCCCTCTCAAATTGCACACGTACACAAGCGAATCAAATAATCGAAGTGATATTAGATTGGGTGTTCCACAACGACATACCACTCAATTACAAGACAAGTGATTTACTAAAGCAGGACAAATCATTCCTATACTGGTCAACGGTCAACCGCAACTGCGTTATCTGCGGGAAACCTCATTCAGATTTAGCGCATTACGAAGTAGTAGGACGAGGGTTTAACCGTAATAAAATGAATCACCATGACAAACATGTACTAGCTTTGTGCAGAGAACATCACAACGAGCAGCACGCTATAGGTGTTAAGTCGTTCGATGAAAAATATCATCTTGAAAATAGTTGGTTGAAAGTTGATGACCGACTCAACAAGATGTTGAAAGGAGAGAAAGTGGATGGCAACGTTTAGGGTTTATAAAGAATCAGGTAACTTTGTGACAGTACACAAAGATTTTATACATGACTCTAATATAAGTTGGAAAGCGAAAGGTATTCTACTTTATTTATTAAGCAGACCTGACGACTGGCAAATTTACGAAACTGAATTAGTAAAGCATTCGGTTGACGGGTTAAGTGGTTTAAAGTCTGGGATTAAAGAATTAGAAGAAAAAGGATACATTCAGCGCAATAGAAAAAGAGATGCTAAAGGTAGGTTAAAAGAATATGAATATGCTGTATATGAACAACCTAACCACATTCGATTTTCCAACGTAGGAAATTCCTACATAGGAAAAACCTACGTAGGAGAATCGCATCCTACTAATAATAATAGTACTAATAATGATTTAACTAATAATAAAGACACTAATAATGTGACAGACGAGACGATTAAAATATTTCAATTAGTTAGTAAAGAACTAGAAACAATACAAAGTCCTTTAAAAGTACAACAACTAGAAAATGAAATTGAATCATTCAAAGAAGATAAATTAGAGATTGTAGAACTAGCTATTAACTACTGTAAAGAGAATAACAAAGGTATTAACTACCTTATAAAAATTTTGGAAAACTGGAATAAAGAAGGTATTACAACTAAAGATCAAGCAGAACGAAAAATAAAACCTAAACAAACAACTAACTCAATACTAGATGAACTTGAAATTGAATTAGGTGATAACTAATGCCGATGTTAAAGAAAGAGGCTTTACACATATTAAGGCTTGTCAATGATGTTTACACTATGAACCTTACTAAAGAAAAGGCGAGCACATGGATAGAAATACTATCCGAAAAAGGAGATTATGAACCCACATTACGTAAGACTAAAAACTACATTGCTAACAACGGATACAAACCTAAAGTAGCAGATATTTTAGCTTATAAACCAAAAGAATTTAATTACACACAAGTGCCAGAGGAACAAACAAAGGAATATTTGCTTAAAAATGACCCTAATTACCAAAAAGGATTAGAAGAAGCAAGGGAACGTTGGCGTCGCATGAGGGAGGAGTTAGGATTTGACACGGATTGACAGACTTGAAACAGAGAAAAGCCTAGTATCTAACCTAATGCGTAACCCTCAACTGATAAGCAAACTGAAGTTGACGCCTGAAATGTTTGAGAATGAGCATACACGAAAGTTTATTGAGTATGTACTAGATGTTGGTAAGGTTGACGTCAATGAAATTTATTACAAGTGTCGTAATGACAAAGAGTTCATACCTACTAAAGTGTTGTCTGAAATCTACAATTTTGACATTGCTGAAGTGTCTTACTTCATGAATGATCAACTCAATTTATTAAATGAGTACGTAGTAAATGAATCTGTAAACAAAGTGAATGAGTATCTACAACAACCAGATGAACAAAATTTAAAAGTGTTAACAGACGAGATTAACGCACTGCAAGAATTGAGTATTGAAAAAACTAACCCTACCGATACATTTTTAGAAGAAATCATGACGAATATATTAAGCGATGAGCCTAGAGAGTTTATCAAGACGAAGTACAACAACATTGATAATAAAATACTAGGATTTGAGAAGTCGCAACTGAATATATTGGCGGGGCGTCCTTCGACAGGTAAAACGGCATTCGCTTTAAATATCATGTGGCGTATCGCTCAACAAGGATATCCGACTTCATTCTTCAGTTTGGAAACTGGAGGGACGAACATAGGAGAACGTTTGATATCGATGATTACTAACATTCCACTAACTAAGATTAAGCAATCACAAGGATTATCTTTAGACGAAACAAATCAAATTATGGACGCCATTAATCAAATTAAACAGTTACCGCACTTATCTATTCATGACGGTGCAGTCATTACGCCGAGGGATATTCGTGAGCAGGCAATGCAAGAAAGTGATAAACCACACGTTATATTCATTGACTACTTAACACTCATGAAGTCTGATGTGCCGATGAAAGAAAGACGGTTAGAAGTTGAAAAGATTAGCCGTGATCTAAAAATAATCGCTAAAGAAACAGGATGCGTCATTATTGCACTTGCTCAGTTAAGTCGTGGGGTTGAGTCTCGACAAGATAAACGTCCGATGATGAGCGATTTAAGAGAAACTGGCGGTATTGAGCAAGATGCACATTTTATCTTTATGTTATATCGAGATGATTATTACGACAAAGATTTAGTAGATAACGAGACTGGCAAATCAGACATAGAAGTGAACGTTGTAAAAAATAAAGACGGCGAAACAGGTGTGATTCAAATGGAATTCTACAAAAAGAGTCAGAGGTTTTACTGATGACAATTGGAGAGATGCAAGACTTTTTAGGAGACCTCTACAGAGACACATATAAAGGCGATACGCTCATTCAAATCAATTTGGTACAAATGGGTTGGGCGATAGAAAGATTGCTTGATAGAGGGCAAATTACGCTATTTGACGACTATGACAAAGTAAGTCACATCATCTTTGATGAAATAGATTTTACGCAAAGGAGCAGACATGACAGAAACTAGAATCGAAATATTTTATTTGGAAAACGATAGAAATCTTGGTAATCCGAAAGGGTCATCTAGACCGAGATTTAGTGGTGGTGGGCATACTTATATGCCTGCACCATATGTGAAGCATAAAAAGTTTGTAGCTGATCAACTACCACATTTGATGATAGATAAGCCAATAAGACTAACGGTTGAATTTTACTTCAAACCTAGTAAATCGTGGCCGAAGTATAAAAAAGAAGCGTGTATCGGAAATCCTCACACTATAAAGCCTGATATTGATAATTTACTTAAGACGATATTAGATGCAGGTAACAATTTATTATGGGTGGACGACACACTGATTTATGAAATCAGAACATTCAAAAAGTATGCAAAGACTGCACGCACAGTATTAATAATTAATGAAATAGAAGGTGATTAATATGCATACAGTATTAGCTTTACATCGAAATGGAGAGAAACCGACAATAACGTCTCATGATGAGTTTGAAAGTTTGAAAATGGAGCAAGCGTATCAAAGATATAAAACGAAAAGAAAAGAGAAACCATGGCTTACTACAGTACCGCAATCCGTTAAGCCTAGCAGGGCGTACTATGATTTATGCGACTTTGTAGGTGTGCCTAGAGAAATGCCGAAAAAGAAAATAAAAATTAAAACAGAGCCTCTACTTAAATTGCCTGAGATACCTAATGACCGTTCGGCAGTGCATGAATATAAAGGTCAGAAGATAACAACACTTCAACTTGCAGCATTAACAAACACTAGCAAGACTACGATTCGCAAAAGAATAAACAGAGGTTGGTCAATAGAGAAAATTTTAAAAGTTAGTGGGTTGATCTAAATGAAGCTAAAAATTCGTGATTTAAACATTGACGATAAGGTTTCATTCTACGTAGACGGCCAACGATATGAAGGCAAGGTTACTGAACTGCACTACAACTTTAAAGGTAAAGAAAATGCCGAAATTGAATTAGAGAATGGATTTTATTATTACCTTACTGACGACGATGATTGGGAGGTTATTTATGACTGAATATAATTATAACGAACTTTTAAAAGCTCAAAAAGAACTGAGATACAGATTGAAAAAAAGAGCGATTAAAGAAGTTACGAATGGAATTGATAATGTGTACGACCCACCACATTACAGATACGACGACATTGAAGTGATCGATTACATTGAGCAGGTCACTAAAGATTACCCTGCAAAAATGGCATTTGCGATTGGCAATGCAATTAAATACATCAGTAGAGCCCAGCGAAAGAATGGTAAAGAAGATTTGGAAAAGGCACTATGGTATCTACAAAGAGCGTTTGATAATTGGGAGGACAAACGATGAAACAAGTTTATTTGGGCGGTGGCATGTTAGATCTAGGTGACCAAATGCGACGTGAATACGAAAAAGCAGAATTGACTAAATTAGGTTACAAAGTTTATGCGCCACAAGATGATAAAGATATTAATGATAAAGATAATGCAAATCAAGACAATTTAGCAGAACGAATTGTGGATAACGACACGCTAGGTATGACGACAAGTCAAATACTAATATTCGATTACCTGCCACACAATCAAGGCACGATTTGCGAAATGGGATTTGTACAGTATATGCTTAAAGATTTATCAAGATTAAGCACGTCTATTTATGCAATGCCTAAAGTATATGTCCAATGTACAGATGTTAGACAAGGTACAGGTCATATTTCGAAAGAACAGGACAGACAAGAGTTCTCAATCAATCAATATGTGTATGGCGTGATTTTAGAAATTACAGAGGGCAGAGGGATTCAGACATTCGATGAGATACTGGAGGACTTAAAACATGAATAGTTTCCACTTATACAATGCAGCTGAAGAAAAAGTAATGATCGTACGGGAAACCGATGGAGGTTATAAAATGCGTGGTTTTCCACAATCACACTTTAGTCACATTGATGATTTCTTTACTTACGCAGAATTTAACGAATACAAAGCAATACACAATCTGATGTACGCGGAGGAGTTAGGCAGTCAGATTAGCATATTTGATATGTAGGGGGGTTAGACAGTGATTAAAATACTAGAGTTATTCGGAGGGATTGGGGCACCTAGAAAAGCGTTGTTGAATCTAGGATACCCGCACAAAGCTATTGATTATGTAGAGATAGATGAAAAGTCTGTCAGAACGTATAACGCATTATATGATCACTTACACAAACCGCAATCGGTTGTCGGTTGGAATTTAAAGCCCGACATACTTGTACACGGCAGTCCTTGCCAAGATTTTAGTAGAGCAGGTACACGGCTAGGTGGTAACGATGAAGATAAAACACGGTCATCGTTAATGTGGGAGACAATCCGAATCATCGAGAACATGGGCGAATGGAAGCCTAAGGTTGTTATATGGGAGAACGTTAAAGGCGTACTAGCTAAGGATATGATTCACAACTTCAAAAAGTACTTTGTTGAAATGGAACGACTAGGCTATACAAGCAATTATGAAGTATTAGATAGCAGAGACTTCAGTATACCTCAAAAGCGTGAACGTGTATTTGTTGTGAGTATGTTAAACGGTCACTGGTTCAATTTTAATAATCTTCAATACAAACCGATGAGGGACGTTAAAGAATTTTTGTTAGATAAAGCAGATGACAAGTACACAATCAAGACGCCGTCAATGCTAAAGATGATAAATAAACGTGGTGGTTTTGGTGGTGGATTAAAGCCAATTACTGAATATTCATGGACAATCACAACCAAACAAAACAGATGCCCAAATAGTGGAATAGTACCGATTGGCAACGGTCAATATAGATTGTTAACTGAACTTGAATGTTGGCGTCTAATGGGCTTTGACGACGAGGACTATTACAAAGTGTTAAATGAACACCCAACACGTAAGAACGCAACGAATGGCACGTTATATAAGCAAGCAGGCAATAGCATAGTGGTTCAAGTGCTAGAAGAAATATTTAAAGAAGTATTAAGAATTTTAGAAGTTGATCAATTGGAAAAGAGTAGTTAGGAGGTTATACGGAATGGAGGAATGGAAGAATGACAGATTACAAATCAGAGCGTGACACACTCATCGCAGACATTGCAAAGTTACGTGCAGAACGTGATGAATTAAGCAAAAAATTAGATGAGTATTGCAACGTATCCTTAAACATTGAAGGGGAGTTAGTAGGAATATCGAAAGAGCGTGATGAACTCATATTAAGTAACGCAAGACTTATCGATGATAATGCAAGACTGAAACGCAAACTAGACGATGTGGTGGATTTATTCACACGACACATCAATTACAAGTTGTCGGTCAGTCACAATACATGGTACATCAACCTAAGACATAAATTAGATGAGGTGTTAAAAGATGACAAATGAAAAAGAACAAATGATATTTTACTTGATGAATAAGTACAAAGGATTAATACAGTTGGAAATGAATTATCAAGAATGGAAAGAAAGTAATCCGAATAAAAGCAAATGGGATTACAAAGGTAAAAGACCGACGAAAGCCGAATTAAACCGTTACAGATTATTGATGAAAGAACTGATGATTGAGTTTGAAAAGGAGTTCGATTTCTATGGCTAAAGTTGATTACAAACATATATGGCAGGACTGGAAAGAAAGACAGATGAGACTTTTTGTATCGATGTATGCAAATGCTAAATTGAGTGGCGAAAAAGAATTGATTCGAGAATGTAACTTAAAACGTGCAGAACTACTAGAAATGGATAAATACGACGGAACACAAGAATTCCATAATATCCTACACGACCTAAAAGAGAAAACTCAATGTCCAAAATGTGGTAGTGAAGATATAAAAATAGATGAGCTTGTAGAGGAAAATTCAGGTTGGAGATTAGGTTATGGTTACAAATTCAACACATGCGGACAAATTGGTATTTATTAATGAGGAGGACAAGTAAATGTTAAAACTTCCATTAATAGATACTAAATTTAGAATGCATTAACAAAGAGTAATGAAGAGTAAATGAAGAGTAAATGAAGAGTAAATGAAGAGTAACGAGGAGGACGAGTGAATGACTGCATGGACGCTTATACTTACTTTTGTTGTTTGTGTATTAACGGAATATTTCCTCCGTCATCGATTTAATAACAAGTACGTAGCTAGGTTGTGTAGTTTGCTGTTTATGTTGATTGTGATGGTGCTATTCATCTCGGTTACTAAGTTAGAAGGGATAAAAGGCTTGGCTTTTGTCACGGCAATTTTTATTGTAAATGTGTTATACGAAATTAGAACACTTAATCTTACAAAGGAGGACAAATAAATGGAACAGTTAACAGTAGACCAGTTAAAAGAACTTTTACAAATACAAAAGGAATTTGACGATAGAATTCCAACACTAAATATACAGGACAGCAAGATTGCGTATGTGGTTGAATTCTTTGAGTGGTTCAATACATTAGAGACTTTCAAGAATTGGAAAAAGAGACCGGGAAAACCGTTAGATGTGCAACTAGATGAATTGGCAGACATGTTGGCGTTTGGGTTGAGTATTGCGAATCAATGCGAAGACAGTGTTGAAGAAATTATCGAAAATATAGATGAAACAGAAATCAGAGAATTTATTGAAACGGCAAACCGAGACTTAGGCTATAAAAATGCTTTTGATCAATTTATGTTTGATCTTCCCGATTTATATGATTATGACTATCAACAAAAGATGTTGTTACCTTTTGCATTCGCTTATGAGTATTACTCTATCGACCAACTTATCGACGCTTACAAAAAGAAAATGGAGGTAAACCATGCCAGACAAGACGGGGAAGCAGACACAGACAAAGGGTACGTGTAAACCAGTTGACTCAAAGAAAAAAACTTAAAAGAAACAACGCTAAACACCAAATACATGTATGCAAAATGCCTGATTGGGCTTAACGAAAAGAAGAGGTATCAAAAAGTGGAGAAAAAGGGTTCGGCTCATCAGGATTCTAGTAGTAAAGATATACTACAAATTGTTAAAGACATATTAAACAAGGAGTGATCAAATGAAAACGGTAGAGACAAATTTTATTATTGAGGTTAACGAAGGGATATATTTGAGAGTTAATCGTTCAGAGGGTAGTTGTACTTTCACAGAAGATCCAAACCGTGCTAGTGCCTTTCTTGTAGGAGAAGATCCTACTGCTGAAAAATATGCCGAAAAATGTGGTGGCGAGATAAAACGTTTTACAGCAACTTATGAGGTGGAGTGATCATATGAAATATTTAAGAGTGGTATTACACACTGTGGTAACTATTTTAATTTATGAGGGTGCTAAGGCATTGATGAATGATATGTACCTGCAAGATGAAGTTGATACGGAGGAATATTAGATGTGGTGGATTATATTGTTTGTGATATATACATTATTGCTATTGGGATTTGCGAGAGAGAATGCACATCTTATGGGTAAGTTGGAGGCTAGGGAATATGAAAAGCGAGTATTAGAAAGTAGATTAAGACACTTTGAGGGGGAACGTAATGTACAGTAAAGAAGCGATACTTAATATGATTGGTACACATAAGATGAAGTGTAACGTACTAGCTGATGTAGTGCCTGAATACGATAGTAACTCCATTGCACAATATGGGATACAAGCTACCTTACCTAAAGGGCAAGGGGAGAATAGCAGTAAGGTGGAGGATATTGTTGTTAGGTTGGATAGAGCGAATAAAAGGTTTTCGCAGATGTTAAAAGAGGTTGAGTTTATTAATAAATCACAACAGAAATTAGGGCAGGTAGACTTTTGTTTTCTCGAGTTACTTAAAAGAGGGTACAAAAGAGATGAGATTATAAAGAAGATGCCTAATGCTAAACTAAACAGAAACAACTTTTTAGCTAGACGTGATGAGTTAGCAGAGAAGATTTACTTGTTGCAGTGACAAAAATGACAGTAATGACTGTTGTGACAGTGTTTTGAGTATATCCAAAAGTTTTATATAATAAATATGTGCTTAATGTAAGCACTGCGATGACGACATTTTCCCTCCTTTCAAATTGTGGTTTCATCTATTTAGTGAAGTTGATTAGTAACTAAACTAGGCGTCCAGAGCAACTGGGCGTCTTACTTTATGCTGATATGAGTATATGTATTTAGTAGTATATATTCATATGAGTGTAAAGCTCAAATAAAATAACAAAACATAATCACTAGGCACTGTATACGCACAGTGTCTTTTTTTATACGTCAAAATAAGGTGCTTAACCGTGAGAGTTGGTGATATATGAGATGGCTAATATGTTAAACAGCGTTAATTTCGAAGATTATTTAAATTTATCAAAAAAACAAAGAGAATATATACGTATCAAGAATGAGACAAATTTATCTGACAAAGAGATTTCAGTGGAAATTAACACGCCTACGCCCTCTATAAGTAGGTGGAAAACTAACGACAAATTTAAAGCGGGATTAATGGCGTACCAAGCACATCATTTGGAAAGTGCAGTACCTCAAGCTTTAAAAACTATGATTGATTTATTAGATGCCAAAAGTGAATTAGTACGATTCCAAGCGTCGAAAGATATTCTTGATCGTACTGGATATAATCCAGTCGAGAAACAAGAAATCTCAATGCAAGGTGCGGTGACGTTCAATGATGACATCGATTAATTTGTCTGAATTGATACCTGAACACTTTCGTGATTTATGGCGTGCTACGAAAAACCCGAACATACTTAATGTGGTTGGTAAAGGTGGACGTGGCAGTGGTAAATCGTCTGATATATCAATCATCATTACGCAATTAATCATGCGTTACCCGATGAATGCAGTAGTTGTACGTAAAACAGATAACACTTTAGCAACATCTGTATTCGAGCAAATTAAATGGGCAATAGAACAACAAAAGGTGTCGCACTTATTTAAAGTGAAAGTGTCGCCAATGGAAATCACATATATACCGAGAGGAAATCGGATTATCTTTAGAGGGGCGCAGAACCCTGAACGATTAAAGTCGTTAAAAGATAGTCGATTTCCTTTTTCTATTATGTGGATTGAGGAATTAGCGGAATTTAAAACCGAAGATGAAGTAACAACGATTACCAATTCAATGTTACGCGGAGAATTGGACGAGGGATTGTTTTATAAATTCTTCTTCAGTTATAACCCTCCTAAACGTAAGCAATCGTGGGTTAACAAAAAGTACGAAAGCTCATTCCAACCCGATAACACATTCGTACATCATTCAACATACTTAGACAACCCATTTATTGCTAAACAGTTTATTGATGAGGCAGAGGCTGCTAAGGAACGTAATGAGTTGCGTTATCGTTGGGAATACTTAGGTGAGGCAATAGGGAGTGGAGTTGTGCCTTTCAATAATTTACAAATAGAAAAAATACCTGATGACTTATATAACTCATTTGATAACATTCGTAATGCTGTTGACTTTGGTTACGCTACTGACCCTTTAGCCTTTGTACGTTGGCACTACGATAAAAAGAAACGCATTATATACGCGGTAGATGAATATTATGGCGTGCAAATTAGTAATAGGCAGTTTGGTAAGTGGTTATGGTCAAAAGGTTATCAGAGTGATGATATATACGCAGATAGCGCTGAACCTAAGTCGATTGATGAGTTGCGAAAAGAACACGGTATTAAACGTATTAAAGGTGTTAAAAAGGGGCCTGATTCAGTTGAATATGGGGAGCAATGGTTGAATGATTTAGATGCTATTGTGATTGACCCTAATCGCACCCCTAATATCGCACGTGAATTTGAGAATATAGACTTTGAAACGGATAAAGACGGTAACGTTAAGCCTAAGTTAGAAGATAAAGATAACCATACTATTGACGCTACCCGTTACGCTTTAGAACGTGATATGCGTCAGAATAAGATTTCAATTTTAACGTAAAGAAGGTGATTGTTATATTTTGGCCAAACGAAAAGCCTTACCATGAAAGAGTTGTTGAGCAGATTAAACCTAAATACGAAACACAAGAAGAAATGATAATTCGTTTAATCAATGATCATAAACCAAAAATAGAAGATATAACAGTGGGCGAAAGGTATTATAATCACGACCCTGATGTATTAAGGTTGGCGCCTAAGTTAGATAACAAAGGAGAGGTTGACCCATTAAAGCCTGACTGGCGTATGTACACTAACTATCATCAGAACTTAGTAGACCAAAAGGTAGCTTATACAGTAGCTAATCCCGTAACGTTCTCTAGTGATGACGATAAATCACTTAAAACGATACAAGAAGTGTTAAATCACAAATGGGATGATAAGTTAGTGGATATACTTACTGCAGCAAGTAATAAAGGTGTTGAATGGATTCAACCTTATGTTGATGAGAATGGAGAATTCAAGACATTCAGAGTACCTGCAGAACAAGCAATCCCTATTTGGACAAATAAAGAGCGTGACACGTTAAAAGCGTTTATTAGGTATTACAGACTAGATGGCATTGAACGTGTCGAGTATTGGACAGATTCGGACGTTACTTACTATGAATATCAAGACGGAATACTTATTCCCGACTATTACTATGGAGAAGAACACATTCAATCTCATTATTACGTGGGTAATAAACGTGTGAGTTGGGGACGTGTTCCTTTTATTCCGTTTAAGAATAATCCGCAAGAGATGAGCGACTTATTTATGTATAAGACAATCATCGACGCAATGGATAAAAGATTATCTGATACTCAGAACACCTTTGATGAATCTACTGAATTGATATACATCTTAAAAGGGTATGAGGGTCAAGATTTAGATGAGTTTATGCGTAACCTGAAATACTATAAAGCAATCAATGTTGACGGTGACGGTAGTGGTGTTGATACGATACAAATCGAGGTACCAGTGCAGTCATCGAAAGAATACTTAGGTATGTTACGTGATTATGTTATTGAGTTTGGACAAGGTGTCGATTTCCAACAAGATAAATTCGGTAACAGTCCGTCGGGAATTGCACTTAAATTTATGTATAGCAACTTAGATTTAAAGGCTAACAAACTTAAGAATAAAACTTTAACCGCTTTACAAGAGTTACTGCAGTACATTATTGACTTCTACAAGCTTAATATAAAAGTACAAGATGTCGAGATCACATTTAACTTCAATGTTATGGTCAATGAATTAGAACAATCACAGATTGGTGTACAATCGCAGTACTTATCGAAAGAGACTGTTGTTACCAACCACCCATGGGTTGATGACCCTGTGGCAGAGCTAGAACGTATTGAGCAAGATAACCTTGAATTAAATCAGCAGTTACCTGATATAAACGGAGGTGCTGCGAATGGCGGACAATCCGAAGATAACGAATCAAACGCAAATAGATAATCACATTGAGCAACTGATTGCAAAGTCTGAAAAAGAACTTGAAGTGTTATTCGCTAAGCGATTGAAAGTAATCAATCAAGAGTTAGCAGATATGTTTGAAAAGTACCAATCAGACGACCCTCATGTTACGTGGACGGAATTTAATAAGTACAATCGCTTGAATAAAGAACTTGCACGTATAGGGCAAATGCTGACCGAAGATTATAACCAAGTAGCTAAAGCTATAAAAGAGACTCAACATAATGCTTACATCGAGAAGTATATGATGAGTCTTTATTTGTATGAAATGGCTAGTCAATCATCAATGGAATTCGATGTACCTACTGTGTCTGTGATTAACAAAGCGATTGAACAACCTATTGAATTTATCCGTTTAGTTCCGACCCTACAGAAACATCGCAACGAGGTCCTTAAACGCATTCGCATACACATTACGCAAGGTATCATGAGTGGCGAGGGCTATTCTAAGATAGCCAAAGCGTTACGTGATGATTTGGGTATAGCTAAGGCTCAATCGTTGCGAGTGGCGCGTACAGAGGCAGGCAGAGCGATGTCACAAGCAGGATTAGACAGTGCTATGGTAGCTAAAAACAATGGAATGAAGATGATGAAACGTTGGTCAGCTACTAAAGATGCGCGCACACGTGACACACATCGTCATTTAGATGGTAAGTCAGTAGAAATAGATGATAACTTCAAATCTAGTGGCTGCGTAGGACAAGCACCACATTTATTTGTGGGTGTGGCCAGTGCTAAAGAGAATATCAATTGTCGCTGTAAGTTACTGTATTACATCGATGAGGATGAACTGCCAGGTGTAATGCGTGTACGCAATGACGATGGTTCTACAGAAGTGATTCCTACAGTATCATATCGTGAATGGGAGAAGTCAAAACGGAAAGGTTAAGGTGATCCAATTATCTCGTTGGTGGTAAACGTTAACCACTCGACCTAGAGTAAGTCGTTAAACTGCTCTTTTTATAATACTTTCGTGTCGTTACACGTAAAAAACGTAAAAGGAGTAGTTAAATATGGACTTAAATGCATTATTAGAGCAATTTGCAAACGGTGAGGTTGATAAACAAAAGGTATTAGACGCTATAGACGAGTCGCAATCTGGAATGGTACCACGTTCACGTTTAAACGATAAGAACGCCGAGATTAAAGACTTAAAAGCAGAAATCAACAATCGTGATGAACAAATTGCAAAATTAGAACAATCTGCTAAAGATGAAAGCGAGATTCAAAAGGAACTCGAACAAGTTAAACAAGCTAATGCAGATTGGCAAAATAAGTACCAAGAATCACAACTTAATAACGCTATCAAGTTAGCGGTTGCCAAAGATGCAAACGACGCTAACGATGTTCTGTTGATGCTTGATAAAAGTAATCTTGAACTTCAAGAAGATGGCAACGTTAAAGGTTTAGAAGATGCAGTAAAAGCACTGCAAGAGTCTAAACCTTATTTATTTGCTGATAACAAAGCTACAGGGCGTACTCCTAACGATGGGGATGCAATTAACACAGGAATCACAAAAGAGCAATTTGACGAAATGACAGTCGCTCAACGTGAGGACTTGTTCTACAACCATCGTGAAACGTACGACAAATTATTAAATCAATAAAGTGAGGTAATTATTCATGGCGTTAGAAAATATGACTAAACTTGCCAATATGGTCAATCCGGAAGTATTGGCTCCAATGATGCAAGCAGAATTGGATAAAAAATTAAAATTCGCGCAATTCGCGGACATCGATAACACGTTAGTAGGCCAACCTGGTAACACAATTACATTCCCGGCATTTGTTTACAGTGGTGATGCAAAAGTAGTGCCTGAAGGTGAAGAAATCCCAATCGATTTAATCGAAACTAAAAAGCGTCAGGCAACTATTCGCAAGATTGGTAAAGGTACTGTATTAACGGATGAGGCGCTTTTATCTGGTTACGGGGATCCTAAAGGCGAGGCAGTACGTCAACACGGTTTAGCAATCGCTAATAAAGTAGATAATGACGTATTAGAAGTGCTTCAAGGTGCTACTCTAACAGTAGAGGCTGATATTACTAAATTAGCTGGATTACAAACAGCAATTGATAAATTTAATGATGAAGATTTAGAACCAATGGTTTTATTTGTAAATCCTTTAGATGCTGGTAAATTACGTGCTAGTGCTACTGATAACTTCACACGTGCTACTTTATTGGGTGATGATGTAATCGTTAAAGGTGCTTTTGGAGAGGCGTTAGGAGCGATTATTGTACGTAGCAATAAAATTAAAGAGGGCGAAGCTATTCTTGCTAAAAGAGGCGCAGTGAAACTTATTACTAAGCGTGACTTTTTCTTAGAAACTGAACGTCATGCTTCACACAAATCAACTGCATTATTCTCTGATAAGCATTATGTTGCTTATCTTTATGACGAAGCTAAAGTGGTGAAAATCACTAAATCAGCTTCTGAAGACGAACACAGCCTATAAGGAGTGATTAATAGTGACGTATATCGTTAAAGAATACTTTACTGACAGTCAAGATAACGGTCACCCGTACAATGTGGGCGATACATTCCCGCGTAAAGGGGTGCAGGTAAGTGAAGAACGATTAACTGAATTATCCACAATTAATAACCGGCGCGGAATTGTTGCAATAAAGCGTGTTGAAGAGCCAACAGACTATTCTGATATGAAAGTAGCAGAGTTAAAAGAGTTGGCTAAAGAGCGTAATATTGAGGGATGTTCCGATATGAAAAAAGCTGAACTTGTCGAGGCGTTAGAAGGTGCTGAATAATGTTACCAATCGACGTGAAACGACTTAATAGTTGGCCTACTGATGACGCATCAAATGACGACACATTAGTAGATTTAATCCTTTTTTACAAAGGAATTGCAGAGGAATACTGTAACAAACAATTTGAGGCACCTTATCCATTCGGTGTACGTAAATTTATTGCTGAAAGTATTAAATACGGTACTAACAGCAATATTGCTAGTAGGTCGATGGGCACGGTGTCTTATACATTTGTTACAGAATTACCTAAAGCCACATATAAACATTTGAAACCCTTACGTCAGTTGAGGTGGTAATATGTTTGATCCATTCGAAGAATACCCCCATACAATTACTAAGGTTAAAAAGACTAAAGTAAATAGTTATCCCAATCCAATCGTAAATTATGAAGAAGTTACAACGTTCAACGGATTTATGGACACGCCTACAACTTCTGAAACGCTTAAGTACCATCAAATGGGTAAATCTTTCGACAGAAACCTATATACTCGGTATGACATACCAATAAATACAGAAGATTACTTTAAATACGAGGGTAGAATCTACCAAATTATAGGTTATCCAGTAGACCAAGGTGGTATGCACGAAGTCAATCTTACTCGTTTGCAGGAGGTACCGTATGGCAAAGGTTAAATACGGTGCTGAATCACTTGTGGCTGAGTTGGAAGATTATCGTGAAGAAATGGAAGATTGGGTTAAAAAAGGGGTTGCTAAAACAACACTTAAAATCTATAACACTGTGATTCACTTAATGCCAGTTGATACTGGATTCTTGAGACAATCAACGACTGTTGATTTTGAAAATGGTGGATTTACTGGTGTTGTAAAAATAGGCAGTAGCTATGCATTGTACGTAAACTATGGCACGGGAATTTATGCCACAAAAGGAAGTAGAGCGCACAAAATACCATGGACTTATAAAGATCCTAACGGTAAATGGCACACTACCTACGGACAAATGCCACAGCCATTTTGGGAACCTGCTATCGACGAAGGCAGAAGAGTATTCAAACGATATTTTAGCTAGGAGTTGTTAATATGTGGGTAACGGCAGAACCACTCTTATATTACAAAGTTATAAATAATTTAGTACAGAACCCTATCACTGACAGATTAGTCGGTAGTAGGGTTTTTGATTGCGTTCAAAAAGATGTCGCTTACCCATATATTGTGGTGGGTGAATCGAATGTAACAGAGAGTGAACGCTCACCAGGTATGCGTGAAACTATTGGCATTACATTTCATGTTTACAGCCAATATGAGAACGGTGCAGAGGCTAGAGAGTTGCTTAAGTACCTTAATTACGCATGCAGACAACATTTAGATTTTAGAGATTACGAAATAGATTGGATTAAAAAAGATAATTCTCAAGTATTTACTGACATAGATCAGTTTACAAAACATGGCGTATTGAGATTGCTATACAGAGTGCGTCATAAAACTTTACAAGAAGGAGTGTAGCTAATGAGTACAGGTTATATTGCTGTGTGTGAACCTACTAATAATACGCTCGGTGTTATGGGTTTATTAGTATCGGACTTGCAAGAGGGCGAAACTAAAATTTCTTCAGAGCTATCAGAAAAAATTGTAGCAGGCAAGACTGATTACTCTTATCAATCTGTAGCAGAAGAAATTAATTTAACATTTGGTCGTATTCCTGGAGATAAAGGACAAGACCAATTTAAGAAAGCTATTAAAGAACGCAAACAAATCAAAGTTTGGTTAATTGAAAAGAAAAAAAGAGAAGATGGATATCATGCTGCATTTGGTTACACAGTTGTTGAAGAGTATGGTAATTCGTTTGATGATGAGGAAGATACAATTGAAGTAACAGTTAAAGTAAAATTTAACACTGCTGACGGTGTTTTCGAAGAATTGCCACCATCATGGTTAGATGCTTCAGTTGCTGGTACTACTGTTGAATTTGAAAAACCTGGTGAATACACAGGAGATTTGGAAGAACGTAAGTCAACTAGCAAGTCTTTTACAGTTAGCAATGTAGATGAGTCTGATTCAGATTTGTAATAAGTTAAGGGGCATTGCGCCCCTATTTTTTTATATTTGAAAAAGTGAGGTTATCCATTAATGAGCGAACAAAATGTATTCCAAGCAGAAAAGTTTGAACCGATTACAGAACTAGAAGTTAATGACATTACTTATAAAGCAAAAGGTACCTTTATGTTTGATATTCATGCTGAAAAGTACGCTAAAGAAGATTCAGAGGGGAATAAAGCATCGGGTTATCACCATATTATGCAAGGGATTCTAAACCGTAAGACTACTGCTATTGTAGAGTTTTGGGATTGCGCGCTAGCCCATATTAAACAACGCCCTTCAAAAGAAGATATCCAAGACGCTATCTTAAAAGTTATCGAAGAAAAAGACGGTACGATTGGTTTGTTACAAGGTGCTATTCAAGTATTAGGTGAATCGGGTTTTTTCAAGGAAGAGTTCAAGATGTTCTGGTTCCAAATGAATCAAGCGCCGAAGTTAGTCAAAGAAGAGGACAAAGAAGAGGCGAAGAACGCACTTCCGTTTATGAAAGCAACATACACAACTCTTACGGGCAAAGAACCTTACTAAATTACAGCGAAATCAGGATTAAAACAGCCCAATATTTAGGTTATATAAGCGCAGATGAGCTGTATTTAATGACACCTAAAGAATGGCAAGATTGGATTAGGGGTGCTAGAGAACGTGAGTTAGATCAACTAGAGTTTAATTTGCATCAAGCAACTGCTAATGCAATGGCACAGAGTAAAAAAGGTGTTAAACCAATGCTTAAGCAGATTGCTAAAGCCCGTGAGAATTTAGGCAAGAATGTTCAACAAATTAAACACGATAGAGATAAGATTATTGAACAACGTAAGTCATTAAGACAACGACAAATTGAAGAGGCTGATGCGTTATTCTTCAAAAAGAAAGGAGAGTAATATGGATACAAACTTTGTTGCGCGTATTAATGCGATAATCAGTAACTTTGAACGTGGTGTACGTAAGGCTCAAAGATTGGCTGAAACGTCCATGCCTAATGAGATTACTGTTGAAATTGATGGCAAAATCAAAAAATTACAAACTAAATTAAAAAAAGCTAAAGGTATCCTCAATACAATTCCTCCTAAAAAAGATATTGATATAGATGCGAACACCAAAAAAACAATTTATAAATTAAAACGTGTGACTAATAAATTTAGTGAATTGCCCAAATATAAAACTGTCGAAGTAGATACTAATATTGAGAAAGCTAAATATAACTTAAAAAAAATTTCAACATTGATATACAAAATACCTCCAAAAAAAGAGGTAAACGTTAATGCTAGCGTTGCAAAAACTCAATTTAAATTAAAGCGTGTAACGGAAGCACTTTATAGATTACCTAATCAAAAAAATATAAAAATTGATGGGGATACATCAACTGTTAAGCGTGCTGTTTTAAGTATTAAAACCATGTTAGCTACATTACATGACAAAGTAGTGCGCGTTAAGTTTAAAACTAGTGGGCTGAATAGAACACAAGTTTTAACAAAAGCGATAAACGAATCACTAACAGAATACGGCAAAAAAATGGACGCATTAGCAACCAAGATAAGAACATTTGGGACAGTGTTTAGCCAACAAGTCAAAGGTATAGTTATAGCATCAATTCAAGCGTTAATACCTGTAATTGCAGGATTAGTGCCAGCTATTATGGCTGTAGGTAATGCGTTAAGGGTTGTAACTGGTGGTGCAGTTGCTTTATCAGGAGCTTTAGCAATAGCGGCAGGTGGTTTTGTTGGGTTTGGTGCTATGGCTATTAGTGCATTAACTATGCTCAAAAATGGTACGTTGCAAGCGACAAATGAAACTAGAGCTTATCAACGTGCTTTAGAAAGCGTTAAGGACACGTGGGCATCTATTATTAAACAAAATCAAGCTCAAATTTTTAATACAATGACCAATGGCTTAAATGCCGTTAAAGTTGCTCTACAAGGCTTAAATCCATTCTTTAGTGGTGTTGCATCACAAATGGAAAAAGCAAGCGCTAGCGTGCTTAAATGGGCTAAGACAAGCCAAGTTGCAAAACGTTTCTTTAAAGAAATGGGTACAACTGGTGTAGCTATATTTGGAGATTTATTGCGTGCAGGCGGTCAATTTGGCGCAGGTATGATAAGTATGTTTACACAATTGATGCCACTTTTCCGATGGTCATCACAATGGCTACGTAGAATAGGCGAAGATTTTAATAAATGGGTTAACAGTGCTAAAGGGCAAAACGCTATTAAACAGTTCATGGAGTATACAAAGACTAATCTGCCTATAATCGGTAATATTTTTAAAAATACATTTGCTGGTATTAATAACTTACTTAAAGCCTTTGGGCAAAACTCTACCAATATATTCAAGTGGCTAGAACAAATGACTGCTAAATTCCGTGAATGGTCTGAAACGGTTGGTAAATCAGAAGGGTTTAAGAAGTTTGTGCAATATGTTCAAGAGAATGGCCCAGTGATCATGAAACTTATTGGAGATATTGTAAGGGTACTAGTAGCATTTGGTACTGCAATGGCTCCAATAGCAAGCGCATTACTTAAAGTTATAGGTAAAATTGTAGAATTTACAGCCGCATTATTTGAAGCACACCCTAATGTAGCACGATTCTTTGGAATATTAACTATTCTAGGTGGTGCGTTTTGGGCATTAATGGCACCTATAATGTTTATTAGCTCAATTCTAGGTAATGTATTTGGCGTTTCGTTACTACAAGCTGGAAGATTTATTTTTGGTTTTGTTAAGAACGCTAGTTTATTAAGTGGTGCTTTAAATTTACTTAAAGGTGCATTTATGCTACTCACTAAACCAATCGGACTAATTACAAGAGCGTTGCCATTATTAGGTGGAGCGTTAGCTGGAATATCTGCACCTGTGTGGATAGCGATAGGTGCTATAACAGCTTTAGTCGGCGTTATTATTTGGTTGTGGAAGACAAATGAAGATTTTAGAACCGCGGTAATAAATGCCTGGAATATGCTACGGGACGGAATTGCAAATGCCATTGCTGGAATTCAACAATGGTTAACCGATTTGTTTGCTAAAGTAAACGAGACTTTACTACCAATAATGCCAATCCTTCAGCAAATAGGACAATTCGCCCAACAATTCTTAGGCGTCGTTTTTGTTACCGCTATAAATACACTAATCACTGTATTTGGTGGTTTGTGGACTATAGTTTCAGTAGTATTCACTGCAATAGGTACTATTATTTCTGCAACAATCCAATTAGTAGTTGGTCTTTTCACAGCATTTATTCAGTTTTTATCTGGCGACTTTTCAGGAGCATGGTTAACCTTACAAACGACAATTTCGAATGTTGGCCAAACTATTTGGGCAGGTATCCAATCAATTTGGTCTCAAATCCAACAATTTTTATTCAATACTTATAGCAGGATTACTGGTCAAACAGTATCTAGTTGGTCTCAAATTTGGCAAAATACAGTCAATTACCTTACGCAAATTTGGAGTTCTGTATCAAATTGGTTCTCACAAGTTGTATCTACTATAGGCGCTAAAATGGGGCAAGCCCTAGCATTAATCGTTTCAATCGGTTTTCAATGGGTTCAGTCAATAATTCAAGCTATGAGTAATTTCCTAAATTCTGTAGTCCAAGGATTTTGGAATGTTGTTAACGCTTGTCGCAATGGAATGCAGAACGCACTAAATGCAATACGTAGCTTCTTTGGTAGCTTTATGGAAGTCGGACAATACTTAATGCAAGGTTTAGCCAATGGCGTCAAGGCAGGTATTGGTTGGGTTGTTGATGCAGCTAGAGGTGTAGCAGAACGCGCTGTTAGTGCTGCTAAAAGCGTATTAGGAATACATTCCCCTTCTAAAGTATTTAAAGGTATCGGGCAATTCGTATCACAAGGATTAGGAATCGGTATAGCTGACCACGCTTACAAAGCGGTAGACGCTGTGAAGAATGTTTCTAATCAGATGTTAAGTGCGTTTGATGCTAATTTAGTTCCTTCAATGGATTTGAGTGGGCTTAATAGTTCAATCGCTAGTGATTTGAACGGATTCTTAACGGACGATGTTCAACATACTTTAGCAGAGGCAAATAAACCTGTAGTTAATATTCAAGTTACCAATGAAGGCGACATAGATTTAATCAGAAATACAATCAGAGATATGGATAGTAATGAGTTTTACACATAAGGTGGTGGTAAGTTGATTGTTAGAGATGTAGAAGTAGTGAGTGACAAGACGTATAGGGTATCTGACAATCCCTTTACCAATAAAAGGGTAACTGTTAAATCACTAAATATAAGTGATATAGATCGCGAATATAGCTACGAAGAAATCGAACGTTTAAGCGGTCGATTACACACTGGTGTTAAGGAAAGCGCTAGAAAAGCGGTATTAACACTTGAATACAATGTAGATAAGTTAGCACAAGCTATACATTTAAGAAATCAACTTGCCACACTTTTTAGTGGTAAGTTTTATTTGCGTGAACTTGTACCTGCATTAGTAGAGATACCTTTTCAAGGGTTTAACGAACCTGACTTTGAATTTAATTTAAACTACGCAAGTGGGCTTCAATTAGAATTTAGACTGGTTAACATTGGTGACTATGATACAAATCGTACTAGTGGAGAAATAGAGTTACAATTTGAAACGTCAGAAACACCTTATTATCAAAGTATTGGTAGAAGTTTAAATTTAGAGAAACTAGATACCAATTATTTATGGTCTACAGATATGGGCATAGAAATGCCAGTTAGTAGCGCTAAACGTAAATACACATTTGAGAATGTTAACTCAGGTAACGTTTATTACTACGGCACGAAAGAAATAGATCAATTTACTTTTGATAGGGTTGTAACAATCACATTAGGACAAGACACTAAAAAGTTTAGTTGGAACTTAGAACATTCAGAAGTAATGACGATAGAAGGTTTAAATTTAAAGGCAGGAGACACTATAAAGTTTGACGGATTACAAACTTATAGAAACGGTGTATCAATCGATGACTACACTCGTTTGTCTCAACCATATTTTGATTTCGGGTGGAATTACTTCACTATTAATCAAACTGTCCAAAAAATTGTGTTCGATATGAAATTTTATTATAGGTAGGTGGTGGTACTTTGCCATTCTTGATAAAAAATAGGGTTGGTAAAGGCTACCCTGTTTATGCACCAACAGTTGTAAACGAAAAATTAAAAGATGACGGTAGTTTAAATTTCGATATTATAGAAAATGAAAATACACATGATCTAATCAGTGCGGTATCGAAAATGTGGACAGTGCATAAAGTCGCTGGACCTGATGATAAAAAGATATACGTTATTACTATTATTGACCGTAAGAGTAAGGGAGATAAGCAATATTTAAGTATTACTGCACGAGAAAAAGAAATTGATGACTTAATGGTTTCCCGTATTTATTCTAACGTTACTGGTAGTTTTACAGTTGAGGAATATTTCAAACTTGTATTTCAAGGTACCGGATATAAATACAACATACCAATACATGTGCCTTCTAGCCGTTGGGAAAATGCGGGGGAAGGTGAATCTAGGTATGACATGTTTAAAGCTGGGTTAGACCGATATGGACTTGAATATGAGTATGATGCAACAACTAAAGCATTCACTTTAAAGCCTTTTGTGAGTAATACGACTAAATATTATATTTCAAGCAAGGTAAATGCTAACAACATAAAGTTAGAAGAAGATGCTAGCGAAGTATACACCTATATTGAGGGTTACGGAGATTTCGAAGAAGATGGTAACTTCCTAGAAGGTGGTTTACGTGTAAAGTATACACACCCACTTGCCAAGGTTATCGGCAAGCGAGATGCTCCACCTAAAATAGATGGTCGAATTAAAGATCCTGAACTAATGAAAAGAGAAATCGAAGCCATTATAGATCAATCATTAAAAACATCTTTGTCACTCGATTTCGTAAGTTTGAGAGAACAATTTCCTGACGCAATACCACGTATTGGCGATTTAGTACCAGTGCGTGATGATATCATCGATGTAAACGATAAGGTGCGTATCATTGAGATTAAGACTAAACGTGATGCACACAATCGAATCATTAATCAAGATGTTGTGTTAGGTGACCAAAGACGGCGTGACCGTTATCAAAAAAGTGTTAACAATGCAGCTACCCTAGCTAATGGATTAGGTGGGGGTAGCACCGGTATTAGATCTATAAATTCTGTTTCCAAAAAAATTGATGCGACTGCTAAAACAGTAACTAAAGTGACCGAAACTTCTGGCGCATTAGAATATAACGGATTAGGAATACACGCTAAAGACGGTAGTAAGTATTTGTCGTATATGAAAGATGGTATTAAAAGTAGTAATGACGCTGGGAATAATTATACAGTTTTAATGAATGGCGATGGCTTTAATATGGACGCCATGAAAGTCGCTACACAATCAACTAACGGACTAATGAGCAAAGAGGATAAGGTCAAATTAGACAAGATTAGTGATACGCCTCAACCAAATACAAACGGTTTAGTTATTACAGGTGAGGATGGTAAGAAATACAATATTACGGTAAATACAAGTGGCCAATTGATAGCCAAGGAGGTTTAATGATTGAAATTAAACTTATTTAAAAAATTAGATGTATTTTTCAATGATAAATTTATAAGTCAAAATGAGAGCAACTACGAAAAGATTGAGAATGCTTTCGAGGGAATAACAGACGATATTGAATATCATAGAAAAAATGAGAAAGATGCTCATAATTCTGATAATGTAACTCACTACACAAAAAAAGGTCAAAAAACTAACGTTGGTGACGAGTTAAGGTATCAGAACGAAGTAAATGACCATTTAGTATTAGGCGCATTAGGCAATGGTCAACAAGAAGTTAGACAAAGTCGTGTATCAATTGACGCAATCCAACATAACACGTTGGAGGAGCGATTGAAACACGACTTTTTGCGTGAAAAAAACGACCGAGAAAAAGGTTTGAAAAACTTATTAGATAAAATCAATCGGGTAGTGAACGTCGATGAATTTGGAGCCGACCCTACAGGTGTTAAAGACAGTACAGAAGCTTTTAGAAAAGCGTTTGGTAACGGTAATGTACAAGTAACTATGTCAGGCGGTACCTATAAAGTATATGGTTTAAGATTACCTAACAACACTAGATTAGTTGGGCAAAGTAAAGATATTACAACAATTAAACTAGCAGATGATGCGCCTGCAGATGCAATTGTAGTTACTAACCTAACAATGGGTGGCAATGCAAAGAATATTGCTATTGAGAATTTTAGTGTAAATGGTAATAAAGGGCGACAAGGTGGAGTGTTGAAACCTGCTGGAGGTTCACTCTCAAGTGGCGTAAGATTCGCAGGTGTTAAGAATGGTTATATTTACAACATTAAATCCTATAACAACCTACTACATGGTATCGACGTCACATACGGCGTAGACGAATACTTTTATGGTGGCGACGGTGCTAGACCGAGTGAGCTACTGGAAAGTAAATATGTGCATGTGAATAATTGCGAAACGCATACCTTTGGTGATGATGGCATAACTACTCACTGGAGTAGATACATTCTGATTACAGATTGTTATTCACATGATCCAGTTGGTGGAGGTAATAACAACGGCATTGAAATTGATGACGGTTCACAATTTATTTTTCTTTCTGATAACAAATCAGAAAATAACTACGGTGGCCTTGAGATTAAAGCGCATGAACCAGCGTGTGCGCCTCAAAATGTATTCGTTAACAATCATTTATCTATACGTGACACACGAGCTTATAATATTCGACACATTGGGCATCACAAAGCAAGTGACGCTCAATCTAAAACTGCTTACAATGTAGTGTTAAATAACTGTAGTGCAGTATATCCGCAATTTAATGAGGTTTACCCTGGAACAACGCCACGTGCTATCGTTGTATGTGCGTACCGCAATGTATTAGTAAACAATTTTAGTGCAATTGGCGATTCTAAATGGACTGCTAAACAACCAGTAGTGGTTGTTCAATACAGAGCAGAGAATGTTACGTTTAACGGCGTCAACATTCAAGGTTTTACAGAGGCTAGTGCTGATTTAAAAATTATGGGTGGCGCGAACAGACCTAAAAAAGTCACTTTTGCCAACATCAACCTATTCAAATCTTCTAAATACATTGGTATCGCGGGTGGCGGTCAGGTGTACGACACTAAGATTATTGGTGCTAATTTAATAGGTACTGGAACAGGTAACGCGATTGAGATGTACAATAATACGGCTGAAATCATCGGTGTACAAGCAGAAGGATATACTAATCAAGCTGTAATCAGTAAAAAGACTTACTCAAAAGTTCCAACTGTACTTAAAGGTGGTTTATCCGCAGGAGTAACAGGTGGTGGCGCCTTATCAGAAGTAGGTGCAGCTTTAGCCTCAACTGGTGGTTCATACGCCCACAGCGCTCGTTCATGGATTGCAGGTGTAGGTATGGGTTCACAAGCCCACGGCTCACGTAGTGCTGTAATCAATTCCCTTGAGTCAGAAACTATTCCAGGTAGTTATTGTCAAACAATTGTTAATAGCCGTGGTGTAAAATCACGTGGTAACTATGCATTCTTGCTAGGTTATGGTGCAAATGGTGCAAGTACAGCTAATATCAAAATTGATATGTCATCAACAAGCGGTAATATTAAAACTGCAGGACAAGTAACAACTAGCAATAACTTTGCCGATTATGCGGAGTATTTCGAATCACAATCAGGTCAAGCGATTGCAAATGGCACGATTGTAACTTTAGAAGGACGTTATATTCGTAAATGCCAAGACAACGATGTACCGTTAGGGGTTATTTCAGGGACTGCAGGCATCATTTTAGGTGACCAAATATTCCATCACAAAGATAGATTTAAGCGTGATGAGTTTGGTGTCATTATCACTGAAAAACAATTGAAAACATGGACTGATGATAAAGGTAACGAGTATTCAGAATACATTGATGCGCCTGTAGAACGCGAAGATTATGTCGAAAATGAGCACTATGAATCACGTGCTGAACGTCCTGAATGGAATGTTGTAGGGCTTGTAGGGCAAATTTACATTGCAATTGATGATACCGTACAAAAAGGGGACTGGCTACGTGCTAAGAACGGTAAAGGTACTAAAGATAACGTGAATGGTTATTACAGAGTTATGGAAGTTACCACGCCTTATGATGCTAGCAAAGGGTATGGCGTAGCCGTTTGCTATGTTCACCCAGTAACAAAAGGGGGTTTCTCTGAATGACAAATTTAGATAAAATCGGCGTTTTAAAACAAGAGAATACACCATATTACAAGCCTATCTCATCAACGCAGATAGGCTTTTATAATACCGATAGCAATACTGCTCAATTACGTTTCATTGTGCATAGAAATGGATTCCCTTATCAATTAGGGCCAGTCAACATTACTGGTTATCTATGGTTGAAGTCGTCAAATGGAAGCATGTCGGGCCAATTAGATTTAGAAATTATAGACTCTAGTGGTGGCATTGTTGGTGCGACAGTACCTAATGAATTCTTGAAGGCTGCAACTGAAACCGAGTGTGAAGGTCAAATATTATTAGCGGTAAATGGTACAACTGATATTGCTACTTTAGGGAAGTTTAATTTTTATGTTGCCGACTCATTGCCTAACCAAATCAAAGGCGAGGTTAAGGTTCAATACTTTAGAATGTTCGACGATTTAAAAAATGCATTGGAAGAAAAAGTAGCGGATATTGAAAAGTCTCTTGAAACATTAGGAGATTATGTAACGCAAGTACAAGATGCAAGTCAACAAGCGTTAGATCGCATGGAAATAATTAAAAACGAAGTTACATCAACAATAAACAATGTGGCTAGTACATCTAAAAGCGAATTGTTGTCTTTACTGACCCAATATAAAAACGATGTTGAGGTTGTGGCTACTAATAGCGAATCATCAATACAAGCTAAAGTTGATGAAGGAAGTAAAGCTATTGATACAAAAGTGAGCGATTCTGAAAGTTATATTGATGGTAAAATTCAAGAATTCAACACTGCATACAACAGTAATGCTTTTGCGACACCTAACGATGTTGATGCTAAAATCAATACTTTGGATTGGCAAAAATCGCCATTAACCACAAATGCTGGAATGGCTATTAGCGTTCGAGATTTAGATTTTAACAACCCCTCTAACTTAATAACAAAATCTGGTTTATATTACCTTTATTCAGCTGTTAATGGTCCTAAAAACGTTGTTAGTAATGGTTTTTTATCAGCGCACATTGTTGACGAAAATTATATGAAGTTTTATTACACACCGTACACATCGAATGAAGTATATATCCGTACTAAAAAAGGTGTTGATAGTTGGACGGATTGGCAAAAAATCAGCGAACCAAACGATACTGGTTGGATTGAATTTTTATTAATAAATGGCGCAGTATCTAATTCGGCGTTTAATAGCGACAGTGAACAAACTGGATTTAAATGCGCTTACCGTAAAGTGGTAAGCGGAGGTGTAACTACTAACTATTTACGTTTAAATGGTTCGAACGTCACTAGTGGGCAAGTTGTGGCTCAATTGCCTAGCACCTTTACAAAGTATTCTCAATCATTTCCTGTACGTGTACCAGTATCTAGCGCGTTTGCAGGTGGATATGTAACGATTCGCCCTTCTGGTGAAGTGAGATTTTATGTTAACGGAGAAACGAGTGGGTGGAACACTAAAACCGGTTATTTATATGGCGAAATGAATTGGATTGATAATTAAGGAGTGAATAAATTGAATGTAGAAAAAGTAGTTTATAACGTGGATAACGGCCAACCATTTTTAGTTTTTATAGATAAGGATGGCGAAAGTGTATATCCGGAATTTGAATACACTGATGTGCCAGTACCGGATGGACTATATCAGCCGTTCTATTTTGATCAACATCAAAATAAATGGATTGGCACATCTAAAGAAGAATTCGAAAAGCAACACGAGCCTGAAGAAGTAGCGCCTAACAAAGATATGTTAGTTGCAGAATTGATGGCACAAATCGCTTCTCAAGATTTAGAAATTAAAAATCTAACAAAAATTACAGCTGAATTAGCTTTATCTTTAGCTACAAAGGAGGAAGTATAAATGAGTTTTGGGAGTCTTAAATATATGTACAGTTTAGGTGTTTACACTAATGAAAAATTTAAAGTATTTGTAAGAGCAGAATGGATTACGCCAGAGCAATACAAAGAAATTACAGGTGTTGAGTATGTAGAGTAAAGGGGTAAACTTATGCGAAATAATATGAAAGACTTATCTTTTGGTGAAATCATAGCAGCTGTAATGGTTTTTTCTTATGGATTTAGAGAATTTATTAGAGGTTTTTTTTGGACAAAGGAGCAAGAATCAGTACTAGGTGATTCTAACTTTTACATCGCACTTCATAACATCATGCCTATTTGGGTGTGGGGGATAGTAGTAATGTTTTCCGCAATAATTGTAATGTCATCTTCGATTTATTTAAGTTCCAGTGATAAAAATATAAAGAGTAGCTGGTTATTATTCATCGGAGGCTTTACGTCTGGTATATTGTACTTCCTAATGACTAGCGCAAGCCTATACCACTCGATTAACTGGTTAACTCCAGCACATATGGGGTTAATGTCAGCTACAGGCTTTGTTGTTAGTTATATTGGGGGTGCAGACCTTGCCAGAAGAAGATAAGTACGTACTTCGTCATGAATGGATTAAGAAAAATGGTGATATTTACGAGAGAATAAACACTGACTACAAACATCATACAGATGCGCTTAACACACTCAAGACGAAATTTGAAATACAAACTGTTCTACAAGAACAAACGATTTCTGAACAAAAAGAAACAAACGAAAACATCAAAGAGCTAACTAAGGTAATGACTGAATTTGGTAATGATGTAACAGAAATTAAATACACCGTCAAAGATCATGACGGAAAGATTAATAGCATACAAGGAACAATCGATACAAAACAAAAAGGCAGTATCCAAATATTAGTGGCGTTAATTAGTGCTGTTGGAGGTATAATAGCTGCTGCTTTTGGGTTCGCACAATATTTTTTTTAAGTCGGCGCTTACGCGTCGGCTTTTTATTATGCAGAAATGAGGTGCATAAATGGGATTACCAACTAGCGGTAAACCAACTGCAAAAGATGTTGTAGAATGGGCGTCTGACCTTGCTAGACGTGGCAAAGGTGTTGACGTCGATGGCTATTACGGTATGCAGTGTTGGGATTTACCTAACTATATACTTAAACGGTATTGGGGCTTTACAACATGGGGCAACGCCAATGCGATGGCCATTAAAAGTAATTATAGAGGATATAACTTTAAAATATACAGAAATACCCCTTCTTTTGTACCGTTGCCAGGTGACTGGGCGGTATGGGCTGGAAGTAATCCGGGGCATGTTGCAATCGTTGTTGGACCAAGCAATACTAGTAAGTTTGTAAGTATTGATCAAAACTGGTACACAGCTAACTGGACTGGTAGTATCGCCCAAAAAATCACACACAACTACAACGGTGTAACTCACTTTGTTAGACCTCCTTATAAAAAAGCGCCAGTTATTATAGACCAACCTACTAAACCAACGCCTAAACCGCCAAGTAAACCAGTATTAACCGAAGAAGAAAAAGTACAACTTGAAAAAGCGGAACCGTCTAAGCCAGAAGTCAGATTTAAAGAAGTTACTGAAATTGTATACACCACTAAACGTGATGACTTTGGCACGCCTGATAGGTTCGAGCATTTTGTTGCGTGGGGACAAAGACGTACTGGGACGGTAAAAGGAATTACAATACGTAATGCGCACTCTATGCGTTCAGTTAGCGATTTATATAATGACCGGAATAAATATATTAATTCAAGTGATTACCCGCATTATTACATCGACAGATTAGCCATATGGCAACCACGGCCTAATGATTACGAGTATCCGAACGACCCCAATAACATTGTAATAGAGGTATGCGGTGACTATAGCGATGATAAAGAGGGTTTTATATTAAATGAGCTATGGGCAATGATTATTGGAGCTACATTATTAGAGGAGTATAAAATCGATTTAAATTTTAAAAACATTAAAGTCGACAAACAAATGTGGCGGTCACTGAAAGAACATGTTAATTGGGACTTTATTAAAGATGGCTTTCCTCCTAAAGAGAAATTGGAAGAACTTGCGAAGTCTGCCGTTGGATTATATGCCAATAAAGACAACTTATTAGTCAATAAAGCAGAATATAAAGTTACTAAATCCAAAATAAAAACGATTGTTAATAATAAAAATAAAGATATTGTAGCGCAAAATGAAGCGAAGAAGGAAACCGCCAATGCATCAAAATCCGTGGTTAAAACAACGCCTTCTACACCTAAAATTGTGGTAGAAAAAAGCAAATACACTTTTGGGCAAGCACTAGACAGGCAAATGCGTGTAGCACCTCAAATAAATAGTGGTTGGGGCTGGCATCATGCGAGCAGAACCCAAACTAGCAATGCAATGAATCCTACTAACATTTGGAATAATTCGAAGCAACGTTATCAAATGTTGAATTTAGGCAAATATCAGGGGATACCTGTTAGTAAATTAAATCAATTACTTTCTGGTAAAGGTACTTTAAGCGGACAGGGCAAAGCTTTTGCAGAAGGTTGTAAAAGGTATCAAGTAAACGAGATTTATTTAATAGCACACGCCCTTCTTGAAAGTGGCCACGGTAAATCAAACTTTGCTAGCGGACGTTATGGAGTGTATAACTACTTTGGAATTGGAGCATTTGATAGTAATCCTAATAATGCTATTACATTTGCTAGGAATGAAGGTTGGACTACACCAGCTAAAGCTATAATTGGCGGCGCTAAATTTGTGCGTGAGGGTTATATCGATAAAGGACAAAATACGTTATACCGTATGAGGTGGAATCCTAAAAATCCTGCTACACATCAATATGCAACTGATATAAATTGGTGTAAACATCAAGCTACTACAATACATGACTATTATAAAATCATAAAAACAAGCGGAATGTTTTATACACGCGATCAATACAGATGAGGTGGTTAAGTGATTTATAAAAATAAAGATATTAAAGCAGAAATCAATGAACAAGGCGTCGATATAGGGAATATTGGCGCTAATTTCTATACAAAAGATTTAGGTACTGCCTCTATACGAATCAGTATTAATTGGAAAGGTGCAGTTTTAGACTTAAGCAAAACAACCTTAAAACCTAAATTAGATTTATTTTGTGAAGATGGTTCGATTTTTGTAAATGAACCGATTGAAATTGTATCTCCCGTCAACGGATTAATACAATACAACATAAGCAAAGATGTTGTTAAGCACGTCGGTAAGGTGACTGGTAAGTTATTCTTAACAGACGATGCTAATTCTATTCATGTAGTTACTTTTCACTTCAATATAAGCGATAGCGGGATTGATTCTGTTGTAACTAAAGAGGTATCTGTAACATTAGTAGACGATACTGTACGCCGTATCATTAAAGAGAATGCCATTCAGTTATTAGGCGATGACTTTGAACCGAAATTAAAATCAGATGTAATGGAATATTTAAATGATAACGTAGATACTTTCAGAGGTGTTAAAGGAGACGCTGGACCGATTGGGCCACAAGGCGAACAGGGCGAGGTTGGCCCACAAGGATTACAAGGAGTTGAAGGTCCTGTCGGCCCACGTGGAGAACAAGGACCACAAGGAGAACCTGGACCGAAGGGAGACAAGGGTGAACAAGGCCCTATTGGCCCTCAAGGCGAAACAGGTATACAAGGTCCTCCCGGTCCACAAGGGTTAAAAGGTGAAACTGGAGAACAAGGTTTACCCGGTCCAAAAGGAGAAACAGGACCACAAGGGTTAACTGGACCTAAAGGCGATACTGGTCCTATCGGTCCCATTGGTCCACAAGGTCCTGCTGGTGTATCCCCTGTAAAATCTGATACGGGGTGGTTAGACTTTACACTAATCAATGGTGTAAAAGAATACGGTACATCATACACACCGAAATACCGATTAATTAATTTAGATGGAGTAAATATACTAGCTCTCAAAGGTGCAGTTAAAGGTATTACAACATCGCCTATTACTATTGCCAATTTACCTAGCAACATTAGCAGTTTAGTTACAACTGATACCCCTTTTGTTCAGAACACAAGTACAAAAAGTGGCGGTATAGCGTCTTTTGCGAGATGGACAGTAGGTGCTAGTGGAGCTGTTGAACTATTCAGAACGTCTACAGGTAATACAACATTAACTGAGAATGACTTTTTCCCAATAACAGCAACGTTTATTCTTTAGTCGACCTTCACTGGTCGGCTTTTTAATTTAAGGAGATGAATTAAATGAATATAAATTGGAAATTAAGGTTTCAAAACAAAGCGGTGCTTACTGGTTTAGTCGGTGCCGTTTTATTGTTTGTAAAACAAGTCACAGAGTTATTCGGATTTGATTTATCTGTTCAATTAGAACAAATCAGCGGTATTATAGGTGCAATCTTAACATTACTAGCAGGATTAGGCGTTATCACTGATCCTACTTCTAAAGGTATATCTGATTCAGGTATTGTACAGACTTACCAACAACCACGTGACAGTACCAATCCTGATGAATTTGTGGAATGGCAAGGGGTTAATTCAGAGATGACGCCTGATAAATCAGAAAAGGAGCTTGTT